AGCTGCAAAGCATGCTTTTAAGTTTGCTTCTGTAACAACAGCTGCAGTGATAACTGCGTTGTTGGCTGTTGTGTCTGTACCAACAGACAGATCCGAGAACATACCCGCGCCGATAGAAGCGATATGTGTCATTATGTATTAACTCCAAAGTAATTGAACGGAATTGTGTAAGCCGATCTAAATAGTGAAGGGTTGTCCCTATCTAATCCTCTAACATCTAGAGAACTATTCGAGAATTGAGTGACATAGCCTAAACTGGTCTTGACACTTTTACCAACAAGATATAGATCTAGCTTGTCTGCAATAAGAGATGCTTGCCTGGGCCCATTTCCTGCAGATGTAAATATATCTATTATAAGTACACCAGATACTGACTTTAAATTAAGACCAGATCCGCTTGCAATAATCGAAACTCTAATAAATTCATTCCCAGCCGCAACTGCTACAAAGTTGGACGGATATGTCTTTATTTGTTCTGCTTTCCAAGTAGCACTATTGAAAATAGAAAAGACATCATCTTGTAAGCCAATATACTTACCCATGCTATGCCTCTCTATAGATATTTACTAAGAAGATGAAACCGTCATTCTTAGGAATATCACCAACAGTCCACGTTTGAGAATCTATTTGTACAGTAGCATATCTAGTAATATCACCAACATCCTTAGCTTTCAACATCAATTGTTTTTCAATTGTGTTTCTGTCTTCAGCCTTCTTCTTAATGTCTATCACTACAGCTTTTGTAGTAATAGTTTGAGATGCGCTGAAAGATGCGGTACCAGTTCCAAAATCAAATGCTGGATTTGGTTTCTTAATTAGTACCACATCTACAGCTAAATCTTTTATCAAGTTGAAAGCTCTAACCAGATTACTATCTATTAAAGCTTGATAGGACATTAGTTAGCTCTCCACCAAGGATTAGTTCCAGAATTTACCAAAAGAGGTTTAATAATTCTTTTGACATTTCCTGGAATTTTATTTGCTGGTAAGACTACCTGTAAATTTATGCTACCAATACTAAGACTCTTAACCGAACCTGTATCATCTAACAAGCCATCATTATTAATTAAATGATAAGCAAGTTCATAAGTAGCCGTAACAATCCTTGTAGGCGTTGTCGTAGAGTCTAAGTCTATTTCATAGCCTATTCTAGGATCAAAATACGTACCAATTCTTGGAAAAGCGAGAGCTTGGGATTCACTTACAGCAATACCCGTCCATTCGAATTCATCCAAAAACTTGGTAGCAGTAATTAGTGCCTGAGCCTTTTGTGTAGAGGAAGCACTAACCCATGCAGCCACATCCAGACGATCTTCAAAGTATGCGTCAGCTTCAGCAACAGTCGCATAAGAGCTTGTACCTTTGACGAGTGCCATAAGTGTCCCTTATCAATTACGAGTGGAAAACTGGCAGAATGCCCAGGCTAAGAGCAGATGTTGCTTTTCTCGTCCAAACACCGGTTGAAGTAGTACCGATCGTAGCTGCGGTCAATGTCGTAGGATTCGCTGTACCTGCTCTGACGGCAAGGTAGTCAGCATCAGACGGGAAGGCACTGTCAAGACCGTTCCAGTTGTAGCCAGCCGGATGCATCACATAACCCCAACGATACCAAACGGAGGTAGTACCACCACCTTTGTAAGCAGCAGCCTTACGCTCAATTTCAACCGACTCAGGAACCATCAGCGCTTCCATGGCAAGTGCGCCGGGAAGAACGATAAAGGATGTTTTAGCACCAACAATATCAACACCAGCACCAGTGTTGATCTTTGTCAAATCAGCGGTACTAAAGCCTTGCGAAGCACGAGTTTGAATCAGTCTAAATTTGCCACCAAAAATAGTACTAAAAGTGACATTAGCTTCACTAACCGTCATCTGATCAACCAGATTAGCTGAACGCAGTGACGCTACAACTTCAGGCGAGCAAACAAGGTAGGCATACTCAGGCTCATAATCCTTATAAGCTTGACCAAAAGCTTTTAAGAACCCTTCAGCACGAGCCGCACCTTGAATACTTGCAGTAGCGTCAACAATTGCTTTAGATGCACCCAAGTCAACATAGAAGCCATACTTTCGATCGGTCGGGTCATTGTCAAACGTTTGACCACCAAGACCAGTAGCACCAGAGCCAGTAGCAGCACCGTTCAACGCTTCAGATAAAGCAACACCACGAAGGATTGCCAGAATAGCGTTGTGCTCGTCTTGAGCACGCGTTTCGCCAAAGTCACGACCAATCTTAGCTAAACCGTCTTGCTGTGTAACCACTTGCTGCATGTTAACTTTAGTAGCACCATGCGTACGAACGGTCTTAATATACGACACATAGTCAGAGCTGTAGGTTGTAGGTGTACCATCAGCAGCATCAGTTAAAGATGCAATGTTGATAGTAGGGTTCAGCGGCTTAAACCAACGAACTTGACCAACAAAGGTCTCGGTCGAAGTGTCGATAAGCGGATTAGAGCCAACAATTCCAGTGCCCGAGAGCTTACGAGCGGTGGTGTAGGCTTCGTCAGAATAAGCGCTAATAGCGTCTTGAAGAACGAAGTTATCGGCACCAGCCAGGTTTGTCTTAACAGTCATTTAAATTCCTTTATTTTCGGGGAAGTTTGCCTTCCCTAGCTAATTTTAAAACATCTTCTTGGGACATTCCAAAGAGAGACTTAGGTTCTCTACTAGAAATATCGCCTGCCTTTACACTTGAGCTGCCTGAACCATTAGAAACTTTAGGTTTCAATAAGAATGAATTCTCTTCATTCTCTGTAAATTGCTTTACAAAATCCCTGACAGGGATTCCAGATTTATGAACCCATACACCTTGTTCGTTTTGAACAAGTTGTGTTACAATTTCACGATAAGCCATTTCAGTAGCATTATCATTTCTGAAGTTGTAACTAGAAAGAGTGTTTCGAAGCTCTAAATCCCTCGTAAGTTCAATAGTGCGTTTTTCGAGTGTTTCTCTCTTGGCTCTTTCTTCTGCCAATTGAATCTCTAAAGCTTCTTTATGCTTACCCTCTTCTTGAAGCCGTTTAATCTCAGCTTCTTTCTTGGCTTGTTCGGCTTCAGCAACCTTGCGAAGAGCATCATCTCTTGCGCTATAAGCATTATCAAGTTTACTTTTGATATCCTTGATTGCTTCGGCTACTTTTTCTTTAACAAGCTTTTGAACAGGATCTTCATTTGATTGATCACTTGTTTCTTTTACAGTTTCCGTTTTTGGATCTGTAACTTGAACAGACTGATCGATATCTTGATTTTCAGTATCAGGCATTTTATTTCCTTTGAGTACAACTCATTTATAATAAAGATACAATCTTTACTAAATTTATTTAGGTGCTTTAATAAAGTTAACACCTGGGTTAATTTAACGGGTTGGGATTAGCCTACCCCATACCATCCATAATCATTAGAAAATCCCTTAGGAATTTCTTTGAGTATATCATCTTTATTAAGAATGTCAGTTTCTTTTATAACCTTGCCACCAATCCTGGATCTACCAGCAATAGGGATTAATCCAATATCAATAGCTTCATTTAAATACTTATCATACAATTCTTTAGGAAGCCCTCTTGCTTTCATCTCATCTAATGTCATTATAATAACATTGTTATTAAGCATTTCAGAGTAAATTTGTCTTAATGCGCTTCTAGCTTTAAGCATATCTGCCGTATTAGCAAAGAACGCGTCGTGAATTGTAGAGGTTGGAACATTATTCTTTTTACCCCACAAATGAAATCTTTTAACAATTACAGCATCATTTGAATGATTGCCATTAACTGCAAAAGCTGTTCTAGCTTTTCCAGCGTCTGCTATATCGTTAATTTTACCTGATTTGTTTATAACTTGTTGCCACCAGGTAGCTTCTGTCTTTTGCGGTACTTGAAGAATATTAGTAGTCCAATTCCCATCTTTATCTTTATAAATTAACTTTTCTTCAAATGTCTGAGTAAAGTTCTGTTCAATTGTTTTACCATCAAAATTTACCCAAGGAACATTAGTCCAGCTTTTAGGTAATTTATTAGCATAAAATACTTCTAATTCAGTAATTGTTTTTAATTCTAGTAATTCGGTTTTCAAGTACTTAGCGCCAGTTCGTCTAGCCTCTGGTGTATCAATACCGTTGATGATTTCATCTAGTGTACCTCCAGGCTTCCAGAAACCAAATCGCTTTAAAACTTTTTCACTTATAGGCTCACCAGCTTTTATTCCAAATAAATTGCTAATAGAGTCCGGCAACACATAGCCCTTCTTTTTACTGCCTCTTAAAGCAACTTTAGCAATCGTCTTCCAATCAAAGTCGCTGTTAGAGGGTTTTGCATTCGTTATATAATCTTGAGCAAGTCTACCAAAGTATCGAGTAAAGTCTTTCAAAACTGGGACTTGTTCCGAAAGATATTCACTCATTATCTTTGCAATTTGTTTAAAATCTTCTGGTGTTATAACTTTATCGTAAGCCTTAGTCATCTTTTCAACTAAGTCTTTTGTTTTAGGATCTAAGAAATATAACTGATCTAAAATATCATCACCAGGATCGAGGCCCTTGTTAAAGATATCTTTAACGTTTTGTCTTAGTCTTCTTAAGTCCTCTGTAGTCTCTGGATCAAATTTTTCATATCTAGCAATCCTTGCACTAATCTCGTTTAATACAGTTTCTCTGTCAGCTGCCTTAACAACTAATACATTCTCTTCTTTTCCTAGAATTTTAGATAGTTTCCCTTCTACATTTAAAGCACCAGTTCTTTCGCCTGCACCATAAAATGTAACCATGTTTTGTGCCTTAGCTGCTTTTCTAAGGTCTTTTTCGCTAAGTCCTAATTTCTCGTTTAACTTTCTAAATCTAGGATCATTGTAAGTTAATGCAGCAATTTCGTCGTATAGTCTTTTCTTTTGATTTGTAGGAACTACATTACTAAGCTCAGCTAGTTGTTTATTACGAGTTGTTAATGCAATAATTTGGGCTCCTGATGATGAAGCATCTTGTTCCATTGCTAGAGCAATATCGTAATCATTTAATGTTAACAATGAATTAGGGCGATAATCACCTTTTAAATAGTTATCAATCTTAGCTGTTTCTAAAGCAAGCCTAAAAAATTTATTTAATTCTTCACCATCAATCTTAGCAACAACATCAGATTCTAAAACAGCTCTAAGATCGTTTGGTTTCTTTCTCAGCATGTGATTGCCAATCTTTATAAGATCTGGCCTCCACTTTTCTGCTATTTTCTGTCTTCCAGTAATAGTAAGAGAGTTGTATCTGCCTTCAAACTCGTCACTCAAACCACCTAAGAAAGATCCAATTTGATCTTGAAGATTCTGGAACTCCTCTGGACTAAACTTTTTAGTTTCAGCCGTGTTTAAGAATGGCCTAAAAGTTTCACCAGACTGAGGGCCAATAAGGCCCCTATCATAGATCCTGGCACGATGATCAACGAAAGGATGATTGCTAAACGAATAACCTCTTTTACGAAGCCATTCCATCGATTTGAATCGTTCATAGGCATCACCTCTAGATGCGACATACTTCCTATATTCATTCAAGTCATTATACTTTTTGGCATTGCCTCTATCGTCTTCAAAGTACAATAACTTTTCCGTAAAGTCAAAATAATCCTCGTCTATCTTATACTTTGTTTTAGCTGTCCAATTCAAAGCATCTACAAGATTTTTATCTACAAATTCTTCCGGAAAATCGCTAAAGCTAGATGTAGATGTTATTGGAATTCTAGTATCTTCGTAACCTAAAATACCACGATCAATAAAATATGTTTTATAGCCTTCTCTAAATACCAATCTATTCTTATCTTCTACAACACTAACTCTAAGCCCTAATTCAACTTTTCTAGTAAGTTGGGCATAGTCTTGTATTCTAGGATCGACAATCCTTATATTATAAGAAAGGGTATCGTAATATGGACCAAAATATGTACCACTCATAAAGCTTTTCATTCGGCGCTTTTGTACACCGAAGGTTTCTACTTCAAAGAAATTACTAACATTCTTTGCTTCAAGCAGTGACATTCCTAATTCATACCATTTTCGTCTATCACCATTTATATTGGCAAGATTATATAAGTCTCTACCTAGGGCTACTGCAAATTGATCTCTGTCAGGTGTATCAGCAAGACTCAATCTATGAGCAAACTTTAGATAGAATTGTTGTAACTCTCTGTCGCTTACTCTATTTTTAATTATAAACGGAATTTTGTAATCAAAGACGTTCCTAAGTTCTTTAGCAATTTTAGGTGCTATCTTATCTTCCCATTTATTTTTAGCTACAATATTATTTAAGAATGAATCATGTAAGTCTTGTAACTGTACTGGGCCAAGTACAGGATCAAGATAATTGTCTTGTAATAACTTTTTTAAGAAATCAGAATCCCTTCTAATTTGTGTTTCAATTGCGTCAGACACATTCATTACATCAAATTTTATCTGTCCTTGAACAACTGCTTTAAAGTTAGCCCATGGTTCTTTGTTTTCTCTATACCTGCCAAACACAATACGAAGATTATCAGTAATAACAGCTCTTTCGTTCACACTCATTCTATCTTCTAGACTATCTATAATTTCAGTTATAAACTTTTTATCTCTATCTAAAAGTTTATCACTTTCATTTACAAGTCTAAGATTATTTGAAAGAACTGCCGGACTTGGCTGATACATACGAACATCTTCGTACCTACCAGTAACAGGGTTAAACTTAAGTTGATCCTCATTTGGCGGGGTATTAAGAACTCTATTCTTTGCACTACGTTTTACATTCATTAATGTTCCGC